AATTGAGTCTCTTAAAACGTAAGGAATTGAGTCTATCGAACTGACAGTAATTGTGTCCGCAATCGTGTCGCAGGAGTAACCTTTCTTGATTGCCTTACGCAAATGGTAGTTAGCTGAACACGAACTCAAAAGTAAAATCAACAAAATCAGTCTCATAAGTTCTTTAGCATCTCAATCATTCTCGGACAAGGGTAAATATCCGACTTGTCTTTACGAACTGAATTATGCGTATAAATACCTTTGGTGTTTTTAAAGGCTTCTATGTCAAGTCCAAATATCTCTGAGCGATAGTCTTTAGGTATGTCGTAAGTTTCACATAAGTAAACTAAAAGCTGACGAGTGCTTTCTATTTGAGCATCCGTGTATTTGTACCAATGCTTGTAGCCTTTATATGGTGCATCTAAAGTTGTTACCATTGAGTCAGGTACACGAGCGTTAACATAGTTGTAAAACTTTCCGTCTTTTTCTTTTAAATATCCCCAGTTACAAACCTCAATTCCAACCGAAGTTTTATTTAAGTTTTTGTACGGTACTCCCTGAGCTTTAAATTCTTTTTGCCCAACACCTAAATGCCAAGCCCAATGCTTAGACGAAAAACATTGCACGATCAATCCATCAGCACCAATGATAAAAGCCGTAGCAATCCTCTCCGTGTTTCCATTCCAGTATCGACTAACTGCTTCAGCGTTGCCGCCTCCTGCCGTATGGTGCAAGTAAATTTGAGTTTTTAAAGATAGTTCAGCAAAGAACTGAGATTCCTTTAAACGAGCTTGTTTGATTTTGGAGATATCTAATTTCATATTACTTTAATTCTTCCATTTGCTCTTTGCCTCTCTTGACAAAAGCCATAAACTTATCCCAAACATTAATACCAGTTACTGAGAAGTAGCTTTCGTTAATGCTCTTGATTTCCGTGAATACGCAGAACGCAGTAAATGCTTTAGTAAGGATTAAATCAACTGAAATAAAGTAGCCTAATAAATCCGCTAACACGAACTTTTCTACCATAAAGATAAATACTATCGCACCACTATATAAAAGGCTCTTAGAAATCGTATTTGATAGCCTACGTGAGCGTATAGATGCCCATCCGTTTTTCTTTACGCTTCTCCAAATGCCGAAAGCCATATCAAGGATGATCGTAAAAATAGCCATCAAGACCATTGGCTTAACTGGAGCTAAGACTGTAATCATAGAAACAAGAAAGAGAGTTTTAGTTTTCATAAGAGTTGATGATATGCCAAGTGAAGTAGAATGTCATACAGGCTGCGAGCAACTTGTGGTAAACGTGTTCGCCTTCCCAAATTAATGCAATGGCGGTTGCGTAACCACAAACAAAGTACATTGAACCGATTGCGTCTTTATGCCTCATCTCCTAAAAATTGCGGTTCGTACTCCTCAGTTACTGCGTGTCCAGCAAATGCGTGTTTTGGGTTCTTAGGTTCTACAAGGTTAGCATCGAAGTCGTAAAGCTCGGAACTCATAACGTCGTAGTGGTAGCCTTCAGCGTAGATAGGTTCCGTTATTACATTGCCTTCTTCGTCGTATGTGCCTTGCTCTAAAATGATAAGACCAATTTCTACAACTGCTTGCACTCCGTTTCCGTAGGCTTCGTGTTTTTGTCCGTCTATGCCATCAACCTCGATGAGTATGTTTTTGGCTTTTAAGTCAGCAACTGCTGCTTCTTTGTTTGGGTAAGTGAGTTTATATATGTTCATTAGATAGTTGTTAGGGTTGCTAATTCGTCATTTGTTAGGCGGGTTTTGTAAAGGGCGGTGGCTATATTTTTAGACAACCTTGCACCACCGTCGGGATAACCGCCTAAATAAACTTGGTCGCAAGTTGGAGGTGTTCCGCTTGATGAAGTTGCAATTTGTGTTCCGTCAATATAGAAAGCAAAGTCATTTGCTTTGTAAGCTAAAGCAAATTTATGTTTGCCAGAACCAATAGAAAAACTTGAATTTACAAATTGATTAACATTTGATGCTCTTACTTCTGCTATGCAAGTTCCAAATTGACTAACAAGAATTGTTATCATATCATTGTAAGGAGTTACTCCTGTTCGCATCCATATACCTAAACTTTCTGCTCCATTAATTATATCAAGCTCAACAAACACCGTACCCTCTGTCTGTCCGATTAAGTCAGCTATTCCTGTCTTGCTTATTACATCTGCATTTCGTGTTACCGTAGCCGCTTGAGTTGGTATGTAGGATGTTTGATAGCTTGCATTTTCAACTTGTGCACCCCAAATGTAGCCATAATCAGTTCCCGTTCCTTGATAAGTAGGGTTTTTATTTACAGCGTCAAAAGTAGGAGTTCCCGAATTACTTAAACAATAAACCGTATAAGCATCTGCTGCTCCCGATGGATTTGTTCCCGTTAATGTTGCTCGAACCCAACCATTACCGAAATCAACAACTGAAGTGCTAACGCTTGTCAATCCGTTTGAAGTATTTGAAGCGGTAGTTACGCTTTCTGAATCATAAACTTGAGTGTAGCTATTTGCTCCAATTTGCAATTTTATTGAAAAGAATTTGCGAGTACCCTTTTTAAAGAAAATACTTGCAGTTGCAGTTGTTATTGACGTATATGGATTTAGGTTGTAAAGCCCGTGAATTCCATTTGCTGAATTTTCAGTTATTTTATCAGCATCTTGTACACCACTTGCTGAGGTTATATTGTTGGCAACAATAGAAACACCGTCTTTATCCCACGCTCCGTTATCAAAAGACGAACTATAAGTAACAAGGTTTGTCCTTTGCGGTTCTACTAACAAACTTGGACAAGTACCGTTTGAGTAGTCAAGTCGTGGGATGTTAAGTCTTGTTTCCGTCTTTAGGTAGGGGAGAGCGGTATCAGCTTCTACAATTTGATATCCCCAAAAATAAGCGTAGTCATTTGTACTTACTGATGTACCAAAACCAAAACTAACTTGAGCTAAAGAACCACCGAGTTGCGTATATGTTCCGCTAATTCTATACCATCCATCACCTACATTTTCAATGTTTGTATTTTGAAATGTGTTTGAAATTAAAGCTCCAGTTGATAAGTTTACACGCATAAGTGCAGAACTTCCACCAATTGCAATCGCATCAATAAACACTATATTTTGGCTACCAGCCTTTGCATATACTGAAAAAGTTTTTAAACCTTCATTATATGGTCCCGTACTATAAATGGCTGCAACTGAATTAGTTGAAGCTATTAATTTAGTAGCTGTCATTGTACCATTTGGCGAAGCTATATCATTACTTAATATACTTGCTTGATATAAACTCCAAAATGGATTGCTAAAATCCTCACTATATTGAGCAAGGTTATAAGGCACTAACTCAACCAACCCCGCACTATTAACTCGTGTTGCTGTTGTTGCTCTGCCAACGGACATATCGCCAGAACCATCGGACGGAATAACGGAATAAAGTTTGCCCTCTTTGTACCCGTTGGGGGTTACTATTAATGAAGCGGTATCTAATAGGCTCATATTTGAGATAAATTTAAAAGTGTTAAAGACATACAGTAAGTGGATTCCAATACTCCGCCCTCTGAAATAATCCTATCTCGTAAATCATACTGAGCATTGAAAGTATCAGTAGCGTAATCAAAAGTGCTTTGTGCAGTATTGACGGAATCTCCCCACCAAGTTGATTCGTAGATTTTTCCCCAGCTTATGTTATTTGACATCTTTGTTTATTTTAGTTAGAAAAACACGAAGTTTCTCAATGTTCTCCTGCTTTGGTTTGTAAGTTCCTACCTTAGTTCGTTTTTTCATATATACCAACCTGTATAATTGTTTGCAGTATCAGGATACATATCTCCGTTTGAGTTTAAAGTGTACTCAGGGAATAAGTCATTGTTAAAACATATGTAGTCAATAAATCTTTCCGTGTAGTGCTGAGCGATCTGACGTTCCTTTTCAATCAAGAAGTCTACTTCGTTTTTTTCTACGTTTTCAGAGTTCTCTGATGAGTGCTTATAGACTCCTTTGTTAGCGATTGTATAAGCTGCGAAAGGTAAGTATTCAACCATAGCCCAATGTATCAGCATAGGCTTTACATACGTCTCAGTAAGCAACTCGTAGTTACCTGCAAGAGTACCTGCGATGATATCCGCTTGAATTTTTTGAAGCAATTTCGTGCCTAAGTAGTTTTGTATGTGAATGTCCTGAGCGATTTTAACGAACTGGATAAACTTATCCGTGTCTACGTTGCCATTAACGGCAGTAAACCTAACTAAATCGTCTCGTGTTATGAGTAGTGCAGTTGCCATTAATTAAATCGTTTATTAGTTGGTAAAAATCCTTGAT